CCCTCCCCCCTTCCCCTACAAGGTTCTAGGAGCTTGTGGATAACTTTGTATAACCTGTGGATAAGCTGTGGATAACTTTGTGGTAAGAATGATACAACTTGATAGGGGTTGTTGTATTTATACCACAGATATGGAAGAGTGTGAAGCGGAGTGGCAAGCACTGAGGCACACCTAGCACTACTAACAAAGCAACACATAACTTGCTAACGCCTATCCAAGTGTATACAATATCCAATAAGCTACTAGTGTGTTGCTTTATACACACCATACATAAGGTGATACTATGAATAATAAATAAAGTTTAAATAAACACTTTGTTATTGAAAATAACTCTTGACACCCTGAATAGAGAGTGTAAGATGGGAACCAAGTCAACAGCAAGTCAACTTAAACAGGACATACACCACATGAACCTAATAAACACATTATACGGCCTAATAACAGCACTACTCATTGCCATCATAGTGGTATCGGGCCAAACAGTAGTAGCGTTACTATGATTAAAAGAATTCGTATGTTTCACCTTGTCGTGGTAACAAATAGTGGAGAGACTATATATTTAACCACATATCCAATGACACAAGAGCAATGTTGCGTTATGAAGAGTAAGTTCCCAAATAGTAATAACATAATGTTGAAAGGGGTTAATTAATATGGTAGAGTTTATGACACAAGCAATTACATATTTTAGTGTTAGTGTTATAGCGTATAGCATTGGTAGCCTTTATCAGTCTTTATTAAAAGATAACAAGTCTTTACTAGGAGAATTAAAATGAAAGCAATAAAAGATATGATGAGCTTAACAAATGAAGAGTGGTTTAACATGAATTGTTTTAACCTACACCCAATAGCAAGAAACAGATTTGTTAAAATTCTAGACGAGATTGAAGAACTAGAAGAAGTTAGTGAAGAGGTTCAATACCTATTAGATTCTAAGGATGAGCGTATCAGTGAGTTAGAGAACCAACTATATAAACTAGAGAAAGGGTTAGAAAAATGAAACCTATCACCTTTGAACTAGAACGAGACCCTCAGTTCCAACTAGCCGTTAGGCGCTCTGATTGCTTCAAGCTAAGGCAAGTACTAAGGGTACACCATAACAAAGCCACACACGAGCAAGCACAGCATATTATTAATACATACATAGGTGTATAACAAATGAAATCAAATAACAACTTAATACTTGAAGCTATAATTAACGAGCACAATATTGTGGACTTATCCATAACAGATGTTAAAGACCTCTTCAATGAGCTAGAAGATATTAATGGTGACGACGGCTATCTTACTGTAGATGGAATGGAGTTCAGACTGATAGAAGAAGGTGCTATATGGGATATTTATGTTGAAACAATTAAAGATATTTGTGAAGATTGTTATGGTGTAACACTTCCCAACTTTATGCAAGATTGTATAGATTGGGAGAAGGTATCTATTAATTGTTATGCTGATGGCTATGGTCACACCTTCTCTGGTTATGATGGAAGTGAACTAGAAGCTGGTGGTTATTACATATTTAGGACTAATTAATTATGACACGCTATAGCATAGACATAGAACAGTACCTTATAGATGATATAGAGACATTGAGAGACACCAAGGGGCGCATAGAAGCTATATTATTTAAAACTGGTGGAGTAGTGGCTCCAAGCTATTTAGATGCCTTATATAACGTTACACAGGCTATTAGGATATTAGAAGATGGGGAATATAATGACTAAACAAGAATTAGATAAGGTTTTAGACCTACACAAGAAGTGGTTAGCAGGTGAAGTGGGTGGGAAAAGTGCTATTTTAAGAGGTGCTAATTTAAGAGGTGCTAATTTAATAGGTGCTAATTTAAGTTATGCTGATTTAAGGGGTGCTAATTTAAGGGGTGCTGATTTAAGATATGCTGATTTAAGTTATGCTGAATTAAGAGGTGCTAATTTAAGAGGTGCTAATTTAAGATGTGCTATCGGTAACGGCAAAGAAATTAAATCCTTGCAAATAACTAACTTCACAGTCACATATACACATGACCAGCTTGCCATAGGTTGTGAACAACATAAAATATCAGATTGGTGGAAGTTTAGTGACGAGAGGGTATTATCTTTTGATGATTTCACCCTAGAAGACTGGAAGAGAGGAAGGAAGCTATTAATAGCAATTATCAAAGCCTATCCAGCTGTTGAGAGTGTGTATATTGATGACAAATAAAGCTAAATTAAGACTGGCTAAACACCTAGACCAGTTACACAACGAACATTCAACCTTTGAGATTCAATACAAGAGCTTTAGCATTGAACACCTAAAGTATTTGATTGCAGTAAAGGAAGAAGAGAATTATTATAACCAAGTTGTAGGAGAGGCTGTTTAAGCCTTTAAATACTACTTACTGGTAGGGTAGCCTACCTAACACTAATTGGAGAGCCTGTAGGGCCTCCTGAGGAGCTTTAAATGAGTACTATACAGATTAACAAGCAATACAAACTAGAGGTTGATACCTATAACCACACTTTATTTGAATTTAAACCTGTTAAGAGTAAAAAGACTGGACTAACTGAATCAAAGTGGGTTAACATGGATAAACACTTTAGTAACGTAAGACAAGCACTAATCTGGCTAACACAGCATAGAGCAGGTAGCGTAGACCATAACAGTTTAGAATATTACACTAACAAGCTAGAACAACTTTGGAGTGAGGTAAAATGAGCAACATACAAATGACAAAAGAATTGAGGAGCTTCCTCAAAGCACAAGGGGTTTATGATGAGTTCATCAAGGAGTGTGTAAGAGAACGAGTTAATTACACCGTACACAGTCCCTCTGGTGGGTTTATGTGGGACGAATCAGAGGCTGGTGCGTCATACTGGTTTGACTTGAATGAAATATTTACTAAAGGTGTCTTTTGAGCAATATATACGTAAACAACAATGGTCTATTAGTAGTAGACGATATGAATCATCACTTTGAGGCTTACCTAGACAAGTTGATAGATGATGATATTATTGAAGAGGGTGATAATATTTATATCCCTCAATATGAAATGAGTTCTTGACAAGATTTGAAAAGCTAGTATAATAGTAACAGAACAATAACTTTAAGAGGATTAACTAGAAATGATTACAGAAAGAGAATATAGTGTATTTAGACCTGTTAAGATAACATTAACTACACAAGAGGAGTTAGATGGTTTTAAGTTACTACTTGGTGAGTCTAAACACTTAGCATTAACAGGTGATGCTAAGTCTTTAATTGAAACACTTATAAGTGACCTATCTATTTATGAGTAACAAGAAGGTTAGTAGAATAGATATTATAGCGTCCAACGGTAATACAGGTGAACATTACGCTATAGTTGACCAACAGATACTAGATAAAGATGATGTTATACTAACTGAAGGGTGGTATGATGCAATTAATGAGGATGATGAAGATGAAAAATTATGATGAGATTAGAAACGAGATAGCCACAGCAGCTATGGCAGCTATGATTAGTAAGAGTGAATACCGTACATTCGACCGTGAAGGCATTGTTGAGGCACACATGATTGTCGCACGTGGTGCAGTAAACTATGCTGATGCTCTTCTAATCGTTTTGGCAGGAGATTGACATGCACTGTAAAGCATGTAACGTAAACCTAAGTGACTTTGAATCAACTAGGTTCAATGTTAATGAAGAAGACTATAGTGAAGAGTTCACAGACCTCTGTAACTCCTGTCTAAGCTACGATGACAGTGAAGGGCTATCAGTGGGTAGGTTAGACCTTATGACAGACTCAGACGATACTGGAGGGCTTCCTGTGGATAATCTAGAGGTACTTATGGGTTATCATGATATTGATGTACTTGATAGGGGGTATGAGTGATATGAGTGACTTACCATTATTTGAAACAGTAGCGGATAAACGCATAGCAGACCTCGAACAGCAGCTAGAAGAGGTAAAGGCTAGTAATGCGAGGTTGCGTGTACATTCAGAAGCAGCAGTAGAGCGTATGCGTGATAACGATATTCCTTATGCCGATGTACTTGATAGAGTTCTTAAGCAAACACCCAAGCAATCACTTGTCGAGCATGATACTGCCATAATAAGACAAGCCTACATAGATGGTGCTAATTATGGTAACGATGCAACGGTTGAAGGTTGTTTTAATATAGAAGAAATGGTCGATGTTATTATGGCTATTTACTCAGCCACACACAACAAGACTGAGGAGTAGATGTATGAGCGAATGGCATGAAGATGAACGGGCTATAGGGTTGAAGGTCATTTTTACTAATGACCCTAACTTTAATACATGGGCCACTGGTAGCTTGCATAAAGTTTCAGTTGAGCAAATACATGATTATTTCTTTGATGAGGACGGTGGTCATTATAAATATTGCCGCCTAGCCCAAGGCGATAAAACACCTTATGACGGTAAAGGTCAGCCTGTTCCTGATGATGTGATGGTTGCGGTTTGGTGGTGGAATGGCGCGCCAAGGATACTTAAAGCAACACATGCTGCGTGGCATAAACTTAACTGTATCAGCCACTACCAAGTACAAGAAGAGGATAAGTAAATGAACAGTAGACAAAAGAGGGCTATGGCTGCTAAACTCCATAATGAGAGATTGGCACTTAAGAAGAAGCTAAGAGAAGAGAGTAAATAAAAGATGGAATCACATGTAAAAGCTGGTATACTGGCCTTGCTATTCTGCTTAGCAGTATTTGTTATGGCAATTAACTCAATGGGGTGATATGATGGAAAGAGGGACACCAATATACAAAACAAGTTGTGATGAGTGTGGCTCAAGTGATGCCAATCAGGTGTTCCTTAATCCTGAGAATGATACAGAGAACAGTTTCTGTTTTGCTTGTGAGGTTTATAAAGAATTAGGTGAAGGGAAGGCTAGACCAATAATGAAAGAAGAAGAAATAGTAGATTTAAGTAGCATCTCCTCCTTGCCCTCTCAGGGCGTTAGAGGTATCAACAAGCAGGTTATGTCCCTCTTTGGTGTTAAAACAGCTCTAAGCACCTCTGACGGCTCTACAATCACAGACCATTACTACCCAGCTTACAAAAGTGGAGTATTAACAGGATATGAGCACAGAAAGGTGGAGGGTAAGGTCTTTAGAAGCATTGGAGATAGAAAGGGTAACGTAGAACTCTTTGGACAAGCCATTGCTAAGAAGAATAACCACCAGAAGCTATTTATCACTGAAGGTTGTTTAGACGCTATGAGCCTCTTCCAAGCTATTGTAGATAATACCTCTGAGAAGTTTAAGAAGTATAAACCCTCTGTAGTCTCTCTAACACGTGGTGCTTCAAGTGGTGTTAAAGACTTGATGAACAATAGAGACTTCCTAGAGGGGTTTAAAGAAGTAATCCTAGTCCTAGACAACGATGAAGCAGGAGAGAAGGCCAAACGAGACATCCTAAAGGTGTTCAAGGACTTCAAGGTAGTCAACCTACCCCTTAAAGATGCTAATGCTATGCTAGAGGCTGGTAGAGGTAAAGAGCTAGCTAACGATACCATGTGGAACTTCAAGGTAGAGAGGCAGGGTAAGGTATTAGATGTAGTAGATTTTATGGAATTTGCTTTACAAAAACCTAAGATGGGTATATCCTTTCCTTGGCCCACAGTAACAAAGGCTTGTTTCGGTATACGTCCTAATAACATTCATATTGTTGGGGCAGCACCGAAGATAGGTAAGACTGACCACCAGCACCAACTGGTTGAACACCTAACGTGGGTTGAGAAGGTCAAGGTAGGTATGTTTGACTTAGAGAACGCACCAGCTAAGACTGCTAAGAAACTAGCTGGTAAGCATGATAAGATAGATTATACTAGACCTGATATTAAGTATGAGGTTGATGATTTACGAGCTACACTAGAGGATATGAATGGGAAGGTTAGGTTTTATGATAGAAGTGCTTCAAGAGATTGGGATGACATTCGTATTGCAATCACAGAAATGCATCTTCTGGATGATATTAACATATTTATCATTGACCCTCTTACTGCTCTGGTCAGTAGGTACAGTTCTAGTGAGGCTAATGACAAGTTAAATGAGATTATGACAGATATGGCAGACTTGGTACTGATGTACCCTATTACAATATTCTGCTATAGTCACGTTAATCCTAAACCAAAGGGGAAGAAGAGTCATGAAGAGGGTGGAAAAGTCTATTCTAACGAGTTCACGGGTTCAAGAGCTATGGAAAAGTGGGCACATTACGGACACGGAATATCACGGGATAGAAGTGATGATTGCCCAAGTGATAGAAGGAACATCTCCACATTTACAATGTTGTTTGATAGGGACTTTGGACAAAACTACAACTGTGACGTTAAATTTGACGAAGCAACCATAACCTACTTAGAGATAGGTGGAATGAGGAGGGTTTAAGATATGAATAACGTATTAATAGGAAAAGTACTAACAGGGCTAAAGTTGGCAGATGATAAAGAGGCACTACTCTTTGTGACAGACC